CATCGTGGCCGATCTGTCCGGCCCGGCATCCGGGCGCAAACAGCCGCTCAAGGTAGTGGCAGGAGGAAGTGTGCAATGAGGCTGAAGCAAGTCCTGGCGGCCATCGGCGTATCGCAGAAGGCGCTGGCTCAGGCAATTGGTTTGTCACCCGCCAGCGTGGCGCAACTGGTTAATCACCACCAGTGGCCCAAGAGCCTGAGTGCTACGCAGATCAAGGAAAAGGTGCGGGTGTTCTTGCGGGAGCGTGGCGCAAGCCAGGCCGACCTGGACTCCGCTTTCGACGTGGCCTTGGGCCATGAAAGTGAGGAGCCGGAGTGTTGCAGCACCCCGGCCCCGGTTGAAGCATCCCTTACTAAGGAGGAAGTCATGTTACTACGCAGGCAGGGCCTGTTTCCAGCGGCCAAGAAGCATTTCAGTTTGTTCCGTGACCCGTTTGCCGACGATGTCCAGTCCCACGAGGATGTCTTTGTCAGCCCGGATATCCGCTACGTGCGCGAGGCGATGTTCCAGACGGCCAAGCATGGCGGCTTCAGGGCCGTGACCGGCGAATCCGGCGCGGGCAAGAGCACCTTGCGCCGTGACCTGGCGGATCGCATTGGGCGCGAGTCCCAGCCCATCATCGTCATCGAACCCTACGTGCTGGGCATGGAGGATAACGACCAGAAGGGCAAGACCCTCAAGGCCCTCCATATCGCAGAGGCCATCCTCAACACCGTCGCGCCTCTTGAGCACGTCAAGCGCAGCCCGGAAGCCCGCTTCCGCCAGTTGCATCGGGTGCTGCGCGATTCGCGCCGGGCGGGCAATAGCCATGTGCTGATCATTGAGGAAGCGCACGGCCTGTCAATCCCGACCATCAAGCACCTGAAGCGTTTCTTCGAGCTTGAAGACGGCTTCAAGAAGCTGCTCTCCATCATCCTGATCGGCCAGCCGGAACTGAAGCTGAAGCTCTCCGAGACCAACCACGAGGTGCGGGAGGTGGTGCAGCGCTGCGAGGTGGTCGAGTTGATGCCGCTGGACACCCGCCTGGAGGAATACCTCAAGTTCAAGTTTGACCGCATCGGCAAGCCCCTGGGCGAGGTGATCGACATGAGCGGCATCGACGCGATCCGGGCCAAGCTGACCATCGCCACCAATCGCCGGGGTGATGCGGGCCGCCGGGATACCGTTTCCCTGCTGTATCCCCTGGCGGTCGGCAACCTCATCACCGCCAGCATGAACCTGGCCGCCGAGATCGGCGCACCCACGGTCAGCGCCGACGTGGTACGGGAGGTGTGACATGGCCACCGTTCTGCACATCGTCAGCCAAGTACCGATGGAGGTCAGCATGTCCAAGGTGTTCAACGAGAGCTTCGTCGGGCGGCTGGCCACGATGAATAAGGCCGCCCGCGCCCTGCGCGAGTTGGGCTACCGCGTTGTCCGGCAAGAGCTGAACCCGGCTCGCGGCGACCGCCCGGAAGTCCAGGTCGAGCGGGACGCCACGCCGTCCATCGGCCCACTGCTGGATCGCTCCAGGGGGCGCATGTGGCGCACCGAGGGCGGAAAGAAGCGGGGCTATACCGAGTTCCTGGGCGTGACCGTCTGCTGGGAGGAAGCATGAATCCGATCATCACCCAGGCCCCAACGATGGCCAACCCCGACGCATTCGACAGCGTGCCGGTACTGCGGGAGGAACTGCATCGCGCCAACGCCCAGATCATGAAGATGGCCGAGCAGATGCACTCCCTTTCCTGCATCACCCACGACATGAGCGAGATTCTGGCAAACCTGCTGGTCGCCCACATCGCGGGCAAGGATGCCGCCGTGAAGGAGCTGCTCGACAAGGTGGCTGCCCGTCACGTCAAGGTGGTGCAGAAGCCGCAGGGAGGGCTGCACTGATGCGTACCCGCTGCCCGGCCTGCGGCGCGACCCTCTCCCTGGATGCCCTGGTGGCGCACGACGGGGCACGGGAAGCCCTGGCCGCCGTGTTCAAGCTCTCCGGCCCGCTGGGATCGGCGGTGGTGCGCTACCTGGCACTGTTCCGCCCGGAGACGCGGGAACTGACCATGGACCGCGTTGGCCGCCTGCTGGGCGAAATCCTGCCGGACATCCAGGCGCAGCGGATCAGCCGCGACGGCCAGGTGTTCGAGGCCCCCGCCGATGCCTGGGTATGGGCTATCGAGCAGAGCCTCGCCGCCCGCGATGCGGGCCGCCTGAAAACGCCCCTCAAGAGCCACGGCTGGCTGTACGAGGTCATCAGCAGCTACCGGCCCACGGCGGGCCAGGTGGTGGCCGAGGGAGCGCCGCGCCTGACCGGCGGCAAGCAGCCGTCGCGCACGCTGTCCGGCATTGCCGCCCTGGAGGATTTCAAGCGTGGTAGCTGACTGGCTTCGTGTCGAGATCGCGTCCGGCCTGCAAAAGCTGCTGGCCATGCGCCTGATGGGCACGCCCCCGGAGGATGCCATCGTCGGCACAGCGGAAGTCTGGCTGGAGGCGATGGAGCATTGCGGCATCCAGTGGGTGGAACACCTCGACCGCGAGCGGGTACGGCGGGCCTTTCAGGTGCTGTTCCGCATCTGCGACCGCTGGCCCGCACCCAAGCTGTTCCTGGACAACCTTGGCAACCGTGATCCGCCGAAGGCACTGCCATCCCCGCCAGTCAGCCCGGAAGTACGCGAACGAAATCTGGCCAGGCTGCGCGAACTCAGGGAATCCCTGGCCAAGAGCTTACGAATGACCCATGTTGGAGAAAAAAATGACCACCGAAAACACGATTCCTGAAGGCTACCGGCAAGACGCAAAGGGCTGCCTGGTGCCTGAATCCATGATCAAACCGATTGACCGCACCCGTGACGAACTGGTGCGTGAGCTGGCCCGGCAAGCCCGGATCGTCAGCGACGGCCTGCGCGAGTTCAAGACACGCGTCTTCGCCGATATCAATGCCTTTGTCGACCTGTCCGCCGAACAGTACGACGTGAAGCTGGGCGGCAAGAAAGGCAACCTCACCCTGTTCAGCTTCGATGGGGCTTTCAAGGTGCAGATCGCCATCGCCGAGCACATGGTGTTCGATGAGCGCCTCCAGGCCGCCAAGCACCTGATCGACGAATGCATCATCGCCTGGAGCCAGGGCAGCCGCGACGAAATCAAGGTGCTGGTGCAGGCCGCCTTCCAAACCGACAAGGAAGGCAAGATCAACACCGGGCGGGTGCTGTCCCTGCGCCGCCTCGATATCCGCGATGAGAAGTGGCAGAACGCCATGCTGGCCATCGGCGAAAGCCTCCAGGTGGTCGGCAGCAAGGAATACGTCCGCTTCTATGAGCGCATCGGAAACTCCGACCAGTACCGGCCAATCAGCCTCGACGTGGCGGCGGTTTGAGGGAGTGGCCATGAGCGACCGAAAAACCGAAATGGGCTACATGACAGCCTCAAAACGCCCGATGTGCAGCAACTGCAAGCACGTCGATGAGGATTGGGCAGACCGCTTCCCGAAGGATATCTGCACCTGGTCATGCAAGAAGGGGGATTTCAAAACCTCTGCAAACGCTTTGTGCAAAGAATGGCAGGTAGTCCCGCCCGGCAGCTCACAGTTCGCGGATCGGAGTGCAGCATGAACGCCCTGTTCCTCTTCACCGCGACTTTCGCCCTGGTGCTGTTCCTCGGCCTCCAGTCATTGAACGTGAATGGTGGCCACCGCCTGCTGTCGGCGCTGACCAGCTTCGGCATCGGCACGGCCAACATCACCATCCTCAAGATCATGCCCGGCCCCACCGGTTGGCTGGAGGTGGCCGCCTACCTGGTTGGCGGCCCGCTGGGCATCCTCACCTCTATGGCCATTCATCCGTGGATGGTGAGGAAGTTCGGAAAAAAGACCAAGGAGTAAAGCCATGCCTCAGCCGTCCGCCAACAACCGCCAACGCCTGATCCGCCTGATTCACGTCGCCAAACGCGACTTGCAGATGGACGATGACAGCTATCGTGCCGCGCTGGCCAAGGTGGCCAAGAAGACCTCGGCGGCTGATCTGACCGTTCCAGAACTGGAGCGCACTTTGGAATACCTCAAACGGTGTGGATTCAAGGTGCGTTCCAAGGGCAAACCGGCAGGCACCGGCAAGCCCGCCAAGGCTGCTCCGTCCCGGCCAATGGCCCAAGACCCGGAGGCCAAGAAAATCCGCGCCCTCTGGCTTTTCCTGCATGATCTCGGGGCCGTGCAGAACCCTTCCGAGGAAGCGCTGGCCGCCTATGTGAAGCGGATCACCAAGGTCGATGCGCTTCAGTGGATCAACGGTTACCAGGCAGAAACCTTGATCGAGAGCATGAAGAAGTGGGCGATGCGTTTCCTGCCTGACCAGGTGAAGGCGCTCGCCCAGCAGCTCGCCGACGCAATCAACGCGGGCCGCGTGCAATTGCCGCCGGAAACCATCCAGGGCCTGCGCTACACCGTCGGCATCGCCCAGCAGCGCCAGACCTTCGACCCCATGCAGGCGGCCTGGGAAGACCTGACCAACGCAATCAAGAAAGGGGGGACGCAGTGACCACCGATACCCAGAAACAGCACCGCAGTCAGGGGCCGGAGTTGCTCATCGACCTCGCCCAGAATATCGCCCATGCTCTGGCAGAACTGATTGAGCTGGACAAGGAACGCGCCGAGCACGTTGGCCAGGAAATCGCCAACCGCATGGCGGGCAACTGGGGCGGCCAGTTGATCTATTTCCCCATCGGTACCGCCATCAAGCTGTCCGCTCGCGATCTGGCAATCTGGAACGATTTCACCGGCCAGAACCACAGCGAGCTGGCCCGCAAGTACGGGGTCTCGCTGCAATGGATTTACAAGATCGTGAAGGCCATGCGCCAGGTCGATCTGGCCCGCCGCCAAGGCGGGCTGTTCCCCGACGACTGATTTTTAAAGCGGTTTAAAAGACCCTCCGGGAGTACCTGCCTAGCATGGTCAGGACACATTCCCGGAGGGTTTTTTCATGTCGCAACTGTTCCGCGCCCGCATGGCGGGCTGGCTGTTCATCAGCCTGGCGCTGACCGTCTTCATCGCAGTCACCGCCCCCCAGCAACTCCCCGTCTCGATCTACAAGCTGTCCCTCATCACCAGCGCCGCCTGGGTGGCGTACTGGATCGACCGCAGCCTGTTCCCCTACGCCCGGCCCGATGCCTTCCTGGATCAGCCGTTCTCGGTCGGCGGCCCTTATTGCCCGCAGAAGGGGCTCTCCAAAGAGC